CCAGCATTACGCAAGATCAAAGAGTTCTGGCGGGCAATGCCGTAGATCAACTTGTCCAACGTGGCCGACGAGTTGCTGTTGGACATGACGGCTGCATCCTGAGCCACCCGTGCCAACTCAGTGGATTTTGTCAAGTCCATCTCATACCGGATGAACTCTTGAAGGGTGTTCTGGGCAACCCCCATCTCAATGCCCTTTTTGCGGATTGTCTCCGTGAAGCCGTCCATCTCTTTGGCTGTATAACCCAGACGCTGGCCCAGCATGTTGAGTACAGCGGACATCTGGGCTACACGAGCATGGCCCCAGACGGCTGCCTTGCCAAGTGACTTCAATGACCCAGCCGTTTTCATTATCTGACGGCTGAGACTGAAGCCAATGGCTACAGCAAGTGTGCCTTTGGCAAATTTGGCCAACTTGTTCAGTGCCGACTGCGTTTGAGCCGACTGCTTTTGGACCGTGTTGGCTAGTTTGTTGAAGGACTGAGCAGCCCGTTGAGTTTCACGAACCCAGACTTTGGCATCAGCAGTTATCTGAGCATGAAGGTCTAGCCCTGATGGCATTTCACGCTCCTGCTCCTATCTGCTCTTGGCTCTTGCCCTTGCCTTCTTCGACTCTTGCTCTCGTTCCCAAGAAACGATCTTGTCGTATCCGGCCCATGCCACCAGTTCATCTGCATGAAGCGGTCGATGGCTAGGACTGCCAAAGAGGAGTTCGTCTACCGTCCTACCGAACCTCTCTGCTAGCACAAAGAAGTATCGGTATTCCGGGTCGCTCAGGACGCTTTTCCCGCCTCATCCACCGCCTCTGACGACAACCCTGACAGGGCCATCGACTTCTGGGCGACAAACTCAACGGCTGCGGCTGACTTGTTCTGAAGTGAGGCAACATCCTCTGCACTGAAAACCGGTTCGCCACTTTCGGGGTCGAACACGGTTGCGATCAGAATGCGGGGGTACAACTCGTCAAAGTTCATGTTGCCGTCATCATCAGCAGCCGAGCCAAGCATTTTGCTCCGTTCGGCTGCCGTCATGGTGCGGAGTTCCAAATCCACATCCCACTGGGGGACATGAATCTCCTCCTTACCGATGTCATCTGCTGCGAAAATACGATCCCGTAGGGACACTATGGTCACTCTCCTCTTGTTAGGCAATCACTTAGGCTCGGGTTACGTCACCGGTGACCTGAAAGTCAGCCGAGAATGAAACCTTATCAGCGACCGGACTGGACATCTCGTATGACGTACAGAAAGCCTCTGCTGAGTATGTAGTTGTGCCACCGTCAGGAGAGTAGGTGACTGTACCCGCTGCACCACCGATAATTCCGCTGAGAACAACGTCGTTGCCTGTAGTTGCGGTTACGTCCCACGCACCCGAAATGGACATTGAGGCATCTTTCAACCCAGCGATGAAGCCCTTGCTGTTATCCCCTAGTGAGGTGATTTCAGCCGGTTCCCCGTTCTGAGTGAAAGACACATTGTCCACGCCAGTGATTGCTCGGGATGTACCACCCGAATCATCCACACTGAATGTGGAGTCTGAACCATGCTTGAAGGCCATTGTCGCTCCTTATGCTTGAGTGGCCGATATACGTCCGACTGAAATAATCGGCGTAATGGTGCCGCTGCTATATCCACTAGCAGCGGAGAACTGGAATCGTAGGTACTGGTTTAGTGTGCCTGTTACGGCCCCTTTGATGCCACTGGAAAGCGCACCAGCAGACACTGTTTCCAGTGTGACCAGATCGGACCATGAAGATCCGTCGGTGCTGTGCTGCACCTTAATCTCCTGTGCGGCATCTGATGTGTTGGCAACGATATGCCAAGCGATCAGATAGCCAGCCGTGCTGGATGCGGCGCTGGTGACGGTTGTGCCGTCCACTGTTGAGCCTGCCGCCGGAGTGACCGCAGAGCCAGTTGTGAGGCTCTCTGCTGCCCATGACGACGCATAGACAAGGCTTGAATCACTACCAGTGTGGCCGGTGTCCCACGATGTACTGGCACTGACTATATCTGCCACCGGGGTAGTGATGTCATATGAGGTCATGCGGGCATACACCCCCTTGACCCAAGAGCCTGCTGCCATGGTGTACGGCACCACGGTTAGCACCGACGGACTGGCGGCTGAGATAAGACCCTGTAGGAACTGGTCGAACGTCTTGGTCGTCCCGGTGGGGTCAAGGTCTGTACTGGCCTCATACATGCCGTCAAGGGAAAGAGACCCTCCGGTCAAGCCCTTGACGTATGTCTTGGTGCTGTTGGTAAATGTGGTTGTCTCGGTTGGCTCACCATTCTGTGTAACGGTGGCGGTGTTCAGATTGGACGAGAGGTCGTAACTATCGCAGAAAACCTTGGTGTCTTTACCGTGCTTGAAAGCCATTAGTTAGTTGCCTCCTCGATGATTCCCTGTGCCAGCCATGGCTTGACTGTGCTACGGGGGATGTCCTGTGCCATCTCCCCCGGCAGTACCTCCACTGTTCCTGTATCAGTGGGGTACTCAATCCGCACATTCGCCTTGTAAGTCTTGGAAGGCTTACGGGCAGGGGCCGATGCCGCTACCCTCTTGGGTGCTGCTGCTCTTGGTGCTGTTACCTGATCGTCTGCCACTTGGACTCCTGTGAGTAGGCGTGTCCCGTTAGCAGCGACCAAGGTGCACTAAGGCTCACGATGTCGAAAACCAACGGGGACACTAGGGTCACGGATTTATACGGTTTGAGTTAAGACTAGCCGGAATCCTCTTCTGACTGGTACTCACCTTTTCTGTTCATGGCCTTACACCGAACGCACTTGATCTGCCACGGCTGTGTGACATGCTCTGCAAGCAACTTGTCACATCTCCAGCATCGAACCGTGTTGTCTGTGCGGTCACCTTCTCCGTAAGCATCGACCACTACGACAAGGCTTTCATCGCTTGAAAGTTGGCTGCGAAGAGGACATTGAAATTGTCATCTCGCTCTAGGAACTCTGGGCTACCAAGGGCTTCTAGTCTCAAGTAGTTGACGCTTGATAGCGTGTCATTGGACACCTTTGTTAGTTCCCGCCAAACTGACTGCATTAGCGTTTCACCACCCGAATATGACGTATGTCGGACATAGACCATAAGCCGGGGGTTCTCTATCGTCGGCTCTGATGTTGAGCCGTTCAGGGTGAAGTATGGGACGCTGGAAGTGGTATTGAACAGGGCTGTGCAGACCGCTGGTTCGTCTGGGAGCATTCCCTGAAACAGATTGGTTCCCTGTGTCAGCGTCCCCAAGTTTGCAGCAAGGTAGGTGCCTACTTCATCAAGGAGTGCCACTGTTCACCCTATTGCCCTGTGTTGAGGTGTCCTGATACTTGCGCCACAGGTCACGGTAGGTTGACTTCTTGGTCTTTCTGATGGTCTGAATTGCCCGTGACACATGCTGGGCAAGCAACTTCTCTGCTGTTTTCATGTGGGCGAGAAATGGCTTCTCAAGATACTTGACCTTGCCCTGACCAATGCTGGGTGGACGGTCATGCACGATCTTGGCATAGTGGGTTCCATACCCGAGGGAGACACTGATGGTGCCAGCCGTGTCGATCTTCGGCTCAAACACCGTCCCTGATCGCATTAGTTCACCTGTATCAACCGGGACGTAGTTCTTCTTGGAATCGGTCATAATGATCTCAGCCGACTGGTACAGGGCTGCTGCGATTTCACTGTTCAGAGCACCCTTCGTTGCTAAGGCATTGATGGTCTTGGTGTCGCCAATGATTCTGATGCCACCCCGAATCATCGGAACGTCACCACCGTATGGTCAAGCCCACTTACCTCTGTGTGCACGACAATCGACTGGATTTCCGGTGTAGAGGCATCTAGCAGTTCAATCTTGTCTTTGAGAGTGATGGCTGTATCGGCTATGAACGCCCGCATAGGGTGTGTCTTGGACTCAATTAGCCCGGTGTCACTGAGCACCTGATCCCGCTCTACATATGCAGAGGCGGTACGGCTGGCTGTGTATGAGCGTTCTCCGTAGTTGTTGAACGACGAATAGGGATGGATGGTCACAGTGTCGGGCATGAATGCCGACAACTGAGCGTCAAGGGCCATGTTTACGGTGCCCTGTACTGATACGGCGTGTAATCGTTATCGCTGGAATAGCGAGGGTTGTCGGTTACACCCTTTTTCCCGAAGATCGGAATACGGTCGGTGTTCTCGTCGTTCGTTTCATGCTGGCTCTTCAAGAAGCCAGAGATATACGGGCCAACCGGGGATACCTGTTCGTTCAGGTCAAGATTGTCGGCCAACTCAAGGTACTGCCGGTACTTGGCAGCAAAGTCGGCCTGAAGCCCACCGATGGAGCGGCTCATAAGACGAGCGAACTTGGCTGCAACCGCCCGTGCTGATTCTGAGGCTGCCCTGAGAACGACCCCGTGCTTAGTCAGGTAGTAGTCAATTTCCTCATCGGCCAGCAACTGATCTGCTGTGTCGGTGTCCCCAATAATAAGACGAACAGCGTCCTTGTTACTGGTTGACAGAACCGTATTGTCGTAACTCCAAGTCATCTTCCACCTCTGAACCTATGGTAGATGACCGCAGATGCAAGGCGTTAGCCGTTGCTCTTAGTTGCCTGCTTTTTCTGAGTCGTATTGCGATTTGACCGTTTAGGGGTCGGTCTCGCTTCACGACGCACCGGGGCAGACTCAGCCAATGCACCAAGGTCAATCACACGACGATTAACACCTTCTACACGGGTCATCTCTGGTACCGACAGATGCGCCGGTAGAGGCGCTAGATACCGGCGTTCTATCAAGGTGGAGATCCGGTGTCCCGGCCACCCTTCTGTACTGATCACCTCACCACGGACAAGTTCATGGCCCGTGGCATCAAATGGCCGCAGACACACCACAAAAGATGTATCGGGGGCCACGGCATTAGCAAGAGGATCGGACACTGGCACGGTCACTAACTCCTATTGTCGGGGGGTTCAGACGGTAATCGGAACCCAAGTGATGTACGCCTTACCGGCGAAGGAACCGATGGTCCCTGTGATACTTCCGGTGACGTAATAGTCAGAGGCAACAGCCCGTGCCATTGCACCGTTTGTGCCACCATCATCAGCAGAGTTGATAACCGCTGCTGTAGCCGTTGTCTTGCCATCAATGAGAGTGTCGTCAGTTGTCGCAGAACTGGCCACACCCACATCAATGGTCGTAGCTGCTTCTGATGCCGTTGTAATGTCAATGGCCACACTGAGGACAATGATCCTGCCACCACTGGCGTTCTGCCATGCCAGTGCATTACCTGCACCGGTAGAAGCCGTCATCGTGACAATGGATGTCCGGGGAACGGAAGCACCGTTGTCGGCTTTGGAATCCTCTACTGCCAAGCCACCTGAAAGTGATGTGCCCTGTGTGCTCTGGTTGTAAGCCATGTTGGCTTTCTCCTTAGTTTCTAGGGCTTAGGCAACTGCGCTGCTGAAGAAGTACCCAAGGTCGGATGCGATGACTTTGTTGTCCCAAGCCATCTGGCTCTCAATGCGGTCTGCACGAAGTTCCGGCCTGCGGAACCTAGAGATACCGACTGTTGCGCCAAGACCATCTGAAACACCCCGCCACTCGAATGTGTAGCCAGCCGTCGGTGTAAGAATACCGGGACTCTGGGTCACATGGCAGAGGAGGGCATTCTTGCCCGCAATGCTTGCCATGCTGATGGCCGCACCTTCAGCGGCGGTGTTCTTGACACCACGGGACACAAGCACCCGGTCAATACCGAAGAGCCGTGCAATCGTGGCGGTGTCCACCGTGTTGCTGGATGTGTACTTCACCCGGTCAATGATGTCGGGGTGATTCCGCAACTGGCGGTATACGTCGTATCCAACGACGAGGGTGTTGGGAAGCATCCCGGTAGAGGTAAGGACAGCACTCTTGCCTGCCTCAATATCCTCAATCGGATCTGACCCAGCGTAGGACGACCACTTGGTGAAGTCGGTCCCGCCGGTCTTGTCAGTCGCCCACACACTGGTAGTGAAGAAATCGGCAGCCCACTGGATCTCACGACGGAGCAACATGCGCTGCGTCACGAACTGTGTGGCATCCCGATCTGGTGCAAGCGGAGTGTCCGCATTGGCCCTTGTCTGGTCGTCCACATCCTTGTGGAACGCATAGACAAGGGCATTGTAGGTCGATGTGGACAGACCGTAGCCTGAACCCGCCGACTCTGAAGCAGGTGCTCTGACCTGTGCCTCGTCACGGAACCAGTCAGCCTTGGTATAGGTGAAATACTTATCTGACTGCTTCTCTACGGGCACCGCTGGGAAAACCTGATTGGCGATAAAGTTTGCCTGTGACTGAATGTACGCAACTGAAATGTTCGTCAGGATTGCGTCAACATGAACGTCACTGGTAGTTGGCTGTGGCATATCTGCTTACTCCTTAAGCCGACCGAGCGTTGCTCGGATTGAGGAACATGGTCGAAGTTTCACTAGCAGATGCAGCCGTAATGGCCTGCCCCATAGCGTAAACCGTTGTATCCGTGCCGGGAGTAATCGCATCTGCCTGACTGTCAGATGAAGTCCCGATCACATTGCCTGCTGCAAGTGTTCCATCTGCGACCACCTTGGTGATCCCAAAGATGGTGACCTCAGCCGCCTGCCCTGAAGTGGGCGTGTTCTGAAGTACACCAAGCGGAACGTCTGTGATTGCTGTGCAGACATTCACTGTTGTGGCGCTTGCCAACTTGACGAAGTGATACTGCTTGGCCGAAAGGTCAGCAGCCGCTGTCAAGTTACCAAAGCAAATCTGTGCTGCCTCGTAAGCCATTATCGGCTCTCCTTAAGGTAGTTGTCGTAGAGGGTGGGGTCGTCCATGACTGCCTTAGCAACGGCAGCCTCGTAGGAGAGACCCTTCTCGTTGGCCTGAAGTGCCTTAGCGATCTGCTCAACCTTGCCAATGCCGCTATCAGCGTCAAAGGTAGTGGCCTTGCCAATCTCATCAAAGGTAGAACCTTGACGGATCGCCTCGTTGGCAGCAGTCAGCACCTTGATGAGATGGTCGAACACCTCATCGTCAAGTGCGTCAGCAGCAGCCTTGAGAACCGGACCAAACTCGGTCGGGTCCACGGGAAGGCTGGCATACTCACTGGCCTTCTCGATGTACTCACGCTCAAGGCGATGGTCACGCTCGGCCTTGGCGATCTCTTCTGCGACCGTAGCCCGGTCCTCAGCAGCCTTGATGAGTTCAACCACAGCAGGATCGGCACTCTTGAGGATGCTGTCCTCAGTGGACTCTTCCTCCTGTGCTTCATCCATCTTGGCCATCAACTCACTGTTGGCTGTTTCTAGTGCTTCGATGTACTCAATCATGGAGTCCATCTCTGCCTGTGCATCTTTGCTCATCTTGGCACCCTTCTTGGGGCTGGTCTTGAGGTTCTCAAGGAGTTCTTCATCGTCCTCCTCGTCGTCATCGTCGTAGGCACCATGGCCCTTGTCAACAACAGAAGGATCAGGAGCAGTGTCCTTCTCCAAATCTTCGGTGTCACCGAATTCTGCTTCAGTGTCATCCATGCTTTCTTCTCCTGACTTGTAGAGGACAACCTTGCTCAACTGATTGGCTGGACGGGTAACGAGACTGATCTCATCAAATTCCATGTCGGTCAATCGGTTCCCAGTTGGCATACTGGTCGCAATCATAAAGATTGATTGAGGTAAGGTACGATTCTCGTCCCCGGCTCAAACTATTGATAGTTGACGGCGTACTTCCTGCACCTCATCAGAAGTGACAATTGTGCCCGTTTCCCGAGTTAACCGCCGAGCAATTCGGCTGTCGATTGTGTCTCCCGCAATAATGATCTCATCAAGGATTAACTGATGGAAGGACCCCATAGATCGGATAGCCCTTCTGCTATCACCACTATCAACCTCGCCACCAACATTGCTGTCAAGATCACTGCTGCGATAACTACAAGAGCAATTTTGTTTGCCATGGGTCACTTTCGAGACTCTTCATATGCCTTATCACGACGAGCCATTTCAGCACGATGGGCTGCTCGTTGCTGACGACGAGTCATCCCCATTTCTTCAGCCACCTGCCGCACCTGCTTAGGAGTGATCTTTAGACCAGTACGAACGCTGATGTTGTGGGCTATCCGGCTATACGATCTTGTGCCCCACTCTGGGGTGCCCCCAAACTTTTCGTCCCGGTGGATGGCTTCTTGAATCTCAAGGTGAAGGGCAGATGTTGAACGGGGCTTTGTACCAAAGCGTCGGGGACGATCTTTGGTAGCAACACCACTACCTTTGCCGCTTGCAAATTGCCCCGTGGCTTTGTCATGGTTGGGATTGAACTTGGAAAGTTTGCTTAGGGGGATCACTCGGTCAGGGTTGTCTACGACGCCAAACTCTCCGTTGTCCATTTCAACGGCTAGGAGATTGTGTTTCGATTCCAACCAGTAGGACAGTTTGCGAGCACCCTCCGCCTTACCCTTCAATTCCGATGCCACATTTACCCGATGTCGCCGGTTAGCGAGATCGGCACTCTTGTCCATTTCTGCTGCCCGGTTCCGCAAAATCTTGATCTGTCCTTTGGGTGCCCACTTGCCGACGAAACGAGGCTCGCCCAGCCCAAATGCCTTGTTGGCATCTCGTAGTTCAGTAGGTGGCCCGTAGCCTCTCCGTTCTCGGTAGGCCATGTTGCTTCTGGCACCAGATTCACCTAGTCCCCCAACTCCTACACCTTCTCTCTTTACACCAGCGTCTACCTCACGGTTTAGTTTTCCGGTGTAGTCACCCGACACCAATTTCGTCCAGCCTGCTCCCCTCAACTCTTTGACTGACATGGTGGACGCATTAGGTAGTGCTCCCCCACCACCGGGTCCACTGGAGAACCGACCCAATTCATCATGGTTGGGATTGAACTTAGCCAGTCGGTAGCGGAGGAGGGTGGTCTTCACCCGCCAGTCCTGCTGGGTCATGGCAGCGGAGGCAAGTACGTCTTACGGCGACGGCGTTCTGCGTCCAACTTCTTCTTTGCCTTTTTTGCTCGGGCAGTTACAGCATCCTGCCGACGCTCGTCACGGGTCTTGGCCTTGGGCCTTGCTTTGGGCTTCCTCTTGGATGGTGGCTTCCCCCCATACCCGTGGGCTTCCATATCCCTCATCATTTGATCGTGACCACCGGGGTATGTGGCTCCAATTTTGGGCCTCTTCCCCCCACCCTTGGCCTTTGCTTCTGCCATCTGCTTCCTACGCCGTACAGCGGCAGCCTCTTGTTCTTTAGGGCTGTTCCCCGGTGAGTACCCTCCCGGCTTCTTCCCCCGGTCGTAGTC